ATGCCTCTCCAAGCTGGTATTTCTGGGACGTAAATACGCCCCACACCAATCTCAGGTATTTCAGGCACCTATCAGAACGGTGACTTAGGCAGCTTAAACTCGGGCTCCAATGCAGGGCCTGTGGCTGATGGCAGCTCAGGCATCATGCCATCAATCTGACCAGGCACTACATCAGTGACCATTTTGGTCAGCTCTAGCTTTAGCTCACTCATGTAATACTTCGTCAGCGATGGAATGCGCGTGTAAAGCATCAACGTTCCAACAACCATCGATGCCGACATTACGAATCCAAGAGTCGCAAACAGATTGAAGACTTTTTGCATCAATAAAAAACCCCCCTTGTTGTGTGAGCACCAAGGGAGGTTGTAGCAGTTCGACTAAAGATTAGCTCAGAAAGCCCACTTCACGCCAAGCTTGGTTCCAACAGAAGGATCATCTTCTGCAGTAATGAAGCTCAGCTCGCCGTAAATACCGACGTTTTCGGCTACTTGAACGTTTCCGCCCACTTTGCCGGACAGTTCAAACTCAGAATCACCACCATCAGGAGCAACTAGGGCTGGTCCTCCCTGCAGGTAGTAACCATAAGCGCCGTCAGAACCTTCAAAACCAACGTGGAAATCTGTTACAGATCCGGCGTAATCACCGCCCGAATAACCACCGTTATTCTCCACGTTGACATAAGGGCCTGCCAAGGCAGCTGAACCAGCGAGAACACCAGAAACAGCTAGTGCGAATGCTTTGATCATTTTCGGAAGGGGTTGAGTTTCCTTGAGCCAGATTAGCTGGCCCGGTCAATGGACAGTTTTGAATCTGTTCCTTAATTCTCATCCGTTCCAGGGAACGTTGAGTAGTGACGTTTATGCAATCCGGTGTAAAGACCACGCTTTGGATGATCTGGCTTGTCGCGACCCTCAAGCATATAGAGCATGTCCATCCAGACAACGCGATTATTCATCGCAACTAAATCTTCTGCCCCTGGTTTACAGGGGATCATTGGATCAGGTCTAGCAGCCACGTCGCTCATCCTCATAAAGGTCATCGTCTGGATCAAACGCTAGGACAACGGCTGTTAATACAACCCCTGCCAGCACACCAAAAATAAAGGTCATCAAGCTGACCAGGGGAGGCCAGTGCCTGTCGTTGGAGTGCGCTTTTCCGTGAGCTGATTGTCGAGAGCGGCCAAAATCTCAGTGACTTTTTCTTCACCGCCAATGGCAGTTTGCACCCAAGAAATAGCCTGCGCTTCAGTTACATCGTCATAGGCGATCATGTCGTCAGCATCAGGTGCTTCAAGACCGATTGAGCCATACGCACCAGCGGAATAAACGCCGTCTTCAGTGACTGCTGTGACGGTGTAGTGGAGCGTACTGATCACTCCTGTTTCGAGAAGTCTGTCGCATTGACCAACTTTCCAGGTGTAGGTGTTTGCCATGAAATAAAAGCAATGAAGTGAGTTTAACTGCAGAGCCCCGCGTTGCCACGGGGCGGCTTGCCGTTAACAAGCCATCAATACGCAAGGCACGCAATAGCTGTTGTCTGAGTAAGTCGTAGAAACTGTGGTGCTAGTGACTTTTGCAATTGTCTTGGAACGAACGATGTCATCGTCTTGAGGCTTAGCTGTCCCATCACCAGCAGACATCAATAGATCTCCGCGAGCGACTGTTGTTCCTTGTGCAATACGAATAACAAAGTCACCCGTCATCGCGCAATAGAAGTCATTGATGTAGGTGTCATCGTCATCGTCCCAGCCTTGGAACACGCCGGAAACATTTTTATCACCTTCAACATCACTGACCTTCATGCGGTTTAGCTGTTCGTTATTTTCGGTTCCCCATTCGCACATCTCGTCAATGTTGCTAAGTACAGAACCACGGAGAATTTCAAAGCGTTCCGCACCGCCAGGCAACTGTGACCAGCGAGCAAGGTGTGCGCCGTTATATGAAACGGTTGAGCCAGAAACGCTAATAGACCCCTCTGAAACATTATCTTGTCTAAAATCTATCAATCCTCCATCGTTACTCGTTCGGTTGACAAGAAGCGAAGGTCCGCTGCTCCGTGTCATCAATGTCTCGCCATTGGATCGTATTACTGTTCCAACAGCTGTTGATCCGTTAGTGGTCGTACCAAAAAGACAATTTCCCGAGCTATCGATTCGCATCCGCTCGCTTGGACTGCGCGAGCCTGTATCTCCATTTGTATAGAAAAGCAAATCACATAATTGATTAGTATTGAAATTATTTTGACCACCAATACCTGCATAAATACCTGAGCTACTTCCATATCCAAATAACAACTCCGCTGTATTATTAACTGTTCTAATAAATGTAGTTGCACCCGAGCTGTCGATTCGCATCCGCTCGGACACGGTGCCAGATGCGTTTTCACTGTTAAAGACAATTTGTCCTGCAGATGTGTGGCGGCTATTAATTAATAAAGAGCTGCCTGATTTGTAAATCCTTGAAAGCGTATTACTAGAAGCAGTATCTTCAAAATAAAGTGCTGCACTGCTACCGGCTAAGTGTAGTTTACCTTGAGGCGACGACGTTCCAACCCCAACATTGCCCGAGCTGTCGATTCGTAGGCGACTGCTGCTACCTGTTCCAAAACCTAAATAATTACCGTTGTGGTTGTATTCCACAAATCCTGCATATTCAGCAGCACCAGATGTACCATCACTGAAATAAAGCGAACCAAGGCTAGATGTTCCGGATCGGATTGTTATGCCACTGTGACCACTATCTGCAACAGTTAAATTATCGGCAATTGCTGCACCTTCAGTCGTTGTACCAAGCAACATCCTGCCCGAGCTGTCGATTCTGAGGCGCTCGGTATTTGATGTTTCAAACGCTAAGGGTTTATACGCGCCACCACCTGCGGCATATGAAGTACCAATACGGCCAGAGCTGTCGTCATGCTCTATATAAACACTGGTTTGATTTCCAGAAGATTGCCTAAAAATTGCTGACATTGCCGCACTATCTACGACGTCCAGCTTCACAAGCGGGGCCGTCACTCCAATTCCAACTTTGCCCGAGCTGTTAACAACAACGCGCTGCGTTCCACCCGTTGTGATCGCTAACTGATCAGCCCCAGGTGAAAAGATTCCAGTATTAGTATCAGCCCCAGGTAGCAAACTTGGCGCACTGGCACTACCCAGCGGGAAGCTAACTTTGCCATCAGCACTGATCAGACCAGCAACATCTAAAGTCGAATCAAGTGTTGCCGCACCAGTTACATCTAACGTTCCAGGAACATCAACGTTGCTTGTAAATTCAACGCTTGTTCCGCCAGCATCAGTTTGCAGCAATTGACGTGCAGTGCCATTTCCAAGCTTGCTAACTGCAATCTCTGCACTTGCATTAATGTCAGCATTGACGATCGTGCCGTCAGTCAACATCGTGCTAGTAACAGTCCCGGTGTCACCAGTTGTGATAACCGTTCCAGTTACATCAGGCAGCGTGATTGTGCGATCAGCAGTTGGATCGACAACAGTCAACGTGGTCTCATTATCGTTTTCTGTTGCACCCTCAAAGACGACATTTGCATCATTTAGCGTCAGGTCGCCGGTCATCGTGTCGCCACTCTTGGCAACCTTCTCATTGTCAACCTCAGCAATTGCCGTCTGAACGTTATTGGCTGCAATCGTGCCAACAGGCGTGAAACCAACGTTTGATGCAATCTGTGCCGTCACCGTTTCGGAAACGTCAATCAGCTTGTATTCAGTGCCAGTGCTAAGAATGAAATCAGGCGGTGCTAAAGCAACGGCTGGAGCGGGTGACGTACCAGTGCCGCCAACATCAACAACAACGTAGAAATTTTTATTGGTGCTAGAGGATGCAGGCAATGCCTGGCCCACAACAAAACCAGCGCCAGTGCCGTCAGCAGTGACAGAACTCAGCAGGTTTGTTGTTGCGTTATACGTTCCAGCAAAAACAATCTCACCAGCACTGATGCCGATTGGCTGGAAGACGTTGCCGTCCCACAGACTTAAATCCCTAGTCAGTGGATTGAAGAACAGTTGGCCGATGTAATCAGCCGTCGGGTTTGTCTCGCCGATTTTTGCCGACGCATAATCAGCCAGCTTTGCGCCAGTAATCAGGTTGTCGGCAATACGTGCCAGAGGAATGCTGCCGGAGGTCAACAGATCTGCGCTGTGGCTTGGCAGATCACCAGCAGCAAGCGTTGTTCCTGCTGTAACCAGGCCAGTGGCTGCAACCGTCACTTTGGTGTAAGTGTCAGCCGTGACGGTGTTGTCGATCGTCAGGTTGCCTGATCCATCAACGGTTAAACCGGTGCTCGGGATGACACCACCAACTGCGCTTGCTGTGGCAATTGGCAGATCACTAGCTGCTAAAACTCGACCGCCAGTAATTAGACCTTTGGCGTCATACGTAACGACATGATGGATCGCACTAGCGGTTACGTCGTTATCGACTTCAAGGGTATTGGCATCCATCCGCAAGCCTTCGCCATTGACGACGACGCCACCTTTTGCGGAAGTCGTTGCAACTGGTAGATCACTTCCATCGATAGCGCGATAACCAACCGCACCAGCAGCACCAGTCGGGCCAGCTAAGAACTGATTGGCAGATGATGTGTCATCGATCGTCGCGCTTATCGTGACAGTGTCGCCACTAACGCTTGAAACGATATTGATCTCACCAGTCGTGCTGCCGCTGACAGTATTGACAGAACCAGCAGCCTTCAGGCTTTGCCACGATGAAGAATCCCAGATGTATAGCTTGTTGTCGTCAGTATCAAATGCAAGCTGACCAGTAAACGCGCCACTGCCTGGCAACGTTGTAACTAGGTCTACCGTTGATTCATTGCCCAGCTTTGCTGCTGAAATCGCGTCATCTGCAACCTTTGCTGTTGTGACAGCAGCGTCAGCCAAGGCGGCTGTAGCAATATCACCCGCACCAAACAGAATCTTGGCGCCTGGGATCGTGTCATCACTGATGACCGTCACGCCGTTTGTGATCAGATCTGAAACCGTAATTTTCTTGGTTTCACTGGCTGAGTCGTCAACAATTGCTAGCTCATCTGCCGCAACGAGATTGCCACCAGCGAGGGCGTTAAGTTCACTGATTTTCAGATCAGCCATGAGCCTTGGCCCTCCTGGGCTTAAGTGTCGGAACTTTCAAGCATCAGCTTAGCTGTGCCGTCTTGATCCAAGAGTATGTCATCGCTATTTTCCTGCAAGATCGCTTGAGTTGGGGTCAGGCTAACCTTCATGCTCACATCTCCAGTAGTAATAAAGTCTGCTGCAATCTCGACAATATTTGAAGGCGTAAATTGTGTGGCACAAGCTGTCAGCACCCCAGTAAATTCATACCAAATTTCATCATTTAAAGTTGCAGCTTCTCCACTTGGGTTGTAACCAAGAGTTTTTAAATAAAACCTTGCCTTAAATTGTGAGCCAACTTTCGTGCGTAATGCAAGCTGCACCAAGTATTGAGGCAATTCATTAACGGTGTCTCCTGTGTATTCCCACTCGCACGCCATCCGACCAGACCCGGACATCAATGTGCTGATCCGGCTGCGGAACTCATCAGACAGCGTTGTTGTATCTACCGTCTCACGTTCAGTGTTTAGCTCATAAGATTTGACCCGCGCTAATAGTTTAAAATCTGCATTCTCAACCTTGACCCTGATTGGGATGTCTGATCCAGGCACCGCCAAAGCTGTTGCGTTTGCTGTGCCGCCGTTTATTGCATTGGCAAACGTGTCATACAGACGAACACCGTCAAGATCGTCAATATGTAAAAACTTTTTGACGCTTGCTTTTGTGTAGCCAGAGATAAAAGATAATGCAGCGCCATTGGTGCTTGTGATTTCAACTTGATCACCAGTTAGCAACTGACCATGCTGAAAGTCAAAACTAAACCGTTTGCGTGTTGCGTTGACGTCACTGGTGTTGACAGTCGAAAACAGGTCGTTGCCGTCAAACTGCCTCTGCAGTTCAACTTTGCCAAACGTTCCTAGGTAAACGCTCATTAGACCGACGCTGCAGACAACGCACCAGTACCGATAAACGAAATCTCAGCACGGGCTAGATCCGCAGTAGCAGCGCCAATGTTGGCACTTGTAACGTATGCCGTCATTTTGATGTCATTGTTGTCCGTTCCATCCACCCAACGGAACGTCAGCTCAACAGTGTCGCTAGACGAAACGCCTGCGGTACCAGTCTTGACCAGCTTGTTCAGCAGGCTGCTGGTGTTAATGCTGCCGTTGTCTTCTTTGTAATACAACAAAGTTGCGCTGCCGGTATAACCCAAAATGCCAGGGCTATAGCTACGGATATTGTCGCCAAGCGTTGTTGTTTCTAACGTCTCAAGATTTGACTGAACAGAAAAACTCACCACTTTGGCCAAGGTCGAGCCACCCACCTGCATAACGCCATCTCTGCCGGTGTAGACCTTTGCCATCAGAGAACACCAATCAGATTAATGGTAACAGTGCTGGTCCCTGGTCGCACCTGCGTGATTTGCGGTGGGCCTTCGTATCGATACTTATTGCCTTGAGCGGTGGCATCTAAGGCTGAGCTAGTGCCTTCCCAGCCTGATTTCGCATTGGCGTCAAGGTCGAACGTTTTGTATGTGCCCTTCACCTCGTCGTAGTGAGCGATGAAATCATCAGCCTGGGTGTCGGTGATGTTGGCATAGCTAAGGCTGAGCTTCATATTGGTGCGGCTGTCGCCGTACAAAATCCGAGTTTCAGCTCCGTTCTGTGCCTTGTAAGTTTTTATTGAATAGTCGCCAGCCTCAAAGCTGCGGCTAGTTGGTCTGTGAGAAGGGAAAGCCATTAGGTTCGATCAGTGGCAAAAAAGTTAATGCTGTTGCCTCGGTCATCTATACCAAGGATAAGCTTACTGATCTTGCTGATCCCATCCTTGTCGCAAGGGTGCTCAGATGCAACGATCTGCACCGTTCCATCCTGGGCCATGGTCAACTGTTCAACTAAGTAGGTGTTCTGAGAAACGACGGTCGGACTATTGAGAGTAAAAATAATGCTGTGGAACCTAGAGTCAGCTATTGCATCATTTGAGATTCTTGCGACTGCTTCTTTTAGTCCAGCATTTTCAATGTCAGTATCCGAACCAGTGTAAAAATATTGAATGTTGTAATCACCGTCGGCGAAAGGCGACGTGCTAGTGATTGCACCTGTTGAACTGACAGTTCCATTCCTTGCCACGTCGAAAGGCATTGCTTCAGTAAAGACCTTGATGTAATCACCAGCCTCTAGCGAAAGCCCTGACAGCGTCGTGGTGAACTTAATCGTATGAGTCACATATTCTCGCAAGGCCAGGAAATACTTTGCCGCTAGCAACGCATGATCCTCAGTCGTGCAGAACTGCGTGAAATCAAATGTTTCAATCGTGGACGTATCAGGGAATGTTTGTGTGTCGCCAACTCCAACGCGGCGAACACGGAGCACCTTCTCTTCAGGGAAACTGTTTTTAGTTTCTAGGCGATATTTAACAGACGCAACAAAAGACTGCCTTTCTTCTCTCCTTAGATATTCAAGCTCAAAACTGTCCTCAAGGATATTGCCTGCAGTGAAGATCTGCTTGATTTCCATTCTTTCAGTGCTGACGATCTTGCCGTCAGACGAAACCGGAAGCGCCGGAGTCAAAGCATACCTGCCGTTTTTGATAATAAAATTGCATAAGAAGAAAGGAGCTGTTTCGGTTAGATAGCTTTGTAGATTTATCTTTGAAGACAAGGCTCCATTGAAGAACAGACCGTTTCTGCGCAAAAACTTGCTGGTTTCTATAAATGAATTTTTGTCTACTAGGTCTGCGTTGACGATAGCTTCGCCGACGCCAGCCTGCTTATTAGTCAACAGGAAATAAGCCAAGTCGCTAAACAAATTGCTTGCGCCATAGCTGTCGCTGTTGTTTTCGTACGATGTCGCTACAGGGTGCAAACGCTCCACACGCAAACCTTTTGCTAGCCATACTCTGAGTTGATCTAACCGATTAAAATTGCGATCAGCTTTTATTACAAGCCCAGCCGTAACAAGCCCGTTATACAAAGGCTTGCCTCCGCTCGCTGCAGTGTTTGACGACATCTCATTGATGTACATAATCTCATGCTCAGGCTGAGTTGCATTCGATTTTTCAATCAGACCATCGTAATAAGTAACGTCCGAACACTGTGTGTATTTTTCAAAGAAACGATCGCCAGTGATGCTCGCTTTTGTAATCGTTACTGTATCGACTTTGTCAACTTTATATTTCTTGGTTATCTCCCGGCCCTCTGTAAAGTAAAGGTCTGCGTCGGTGTCGCTAGTTACGGTCACTGAGTGATTAAATTTATCTCCTTGCTTCCAATTTCCTTCGGCTGATCCTTCAACAATAGCAACTTTAAAATCAGCGTAATACCTTGCCTGGGTGTCTTGGCTAAATTTAATCTGCGCGGTAATGTCAATCTTAAGGCTTCTGTTTGATTGGTTTATGGTTACTGTTTCTGTGAGTATGTCTCTTATGCTTCCAGACTGATAAGGGTTGCCAAAAATTTCATGCAAATAAGCCTGTTCTACATCTCCCTCCCTGGTAATCTCCTCTTTGTCTAACTGTAGATTGTATTTAATTTGTTCTATGGGTCTGGGGTTATCTTTAACAAAAGGATTCGTGCTGAAGCCAGGTGTCGAGCTTTGGTCTTTCCTGCTGCTATCAACTTCACCTCTCTTGATGTTTATGCTGCCCTTGCCGTCCCAGTTCTTGCTGCTGTCTAGTACGACAATATTGTCCGGGTCATTGTTGTCAAAGTTCCAGTTATATCTAAGGCCATTTAGATACGCCCAATGACTGGTTAAGTCGAATTTATAACTTGTGGCTTTGTACTGAATCTTGACCCATCTTTTAAGGTTGTCGGGGCCTGGAAAAAATTCTGTATGGATTACAGTCTTTGTTCTCTTCCTGATTACTGTGCCAAAAATTTCACGAGTAAGAGCACCGTAATCGCCTCTTGATTCAGGGTCAGGCGAAGTGCTAATTACCTGAACATGTGGCTGTCTTCTCACGCCAACAACTCTAGAACCTATTATCTGACTTGGTTCGATCCCAGTGGCTTTCACGGATGTTGGTGTAGATGTAGTTATAGTTTCAGCAGGTTTTACTTTTTGATTTGACACCAGCTCTTTGCTGACCTGGAACGAAGACAACGTAACAATTGTCCCTTTTGTTTCTATCTTAAAGTTGTTTGCTTCTTCAGTTACGATGCCAGGTGCATCGCTCTTGTCATCCGTATTGTCAAGGCTTGCATCTAGCCGAATAAAGAAATCTTCATCAGAGAAAGAAGCAAGCTGTGCGCCTGAAATCGGCAAAAACTTAAAATCAAATCTTGCTTCTTTGTGCCGAACAAGAATGCTGTTATAAGCCGCTGTTGGATTGCTGCCTATGACAACAAATGGCAATCTTGATACTTGTAAGAATTTATTGGTGCCTTTTTCTCTTGCGTAAAGCTGGAAGACTGAAGCCCTTTTAATGTAAGAATTAATCGTTCCACTGGTGATTTGCAGCCTGTCCTCATCTGACTCTATAAGCTCTTCAGCTGTCGGAATAGTGTTGAAATTTGCAAGGCCATTGAGCCTTTGGTACACAACGCTTTTTATTCCAATTTCTGTCGTGTGGCACTTGCGCGTATTAGTAAACGTTCCAGTCGCAATACGCATTAAAGGGTAGAACAATGTGTCTACTTCTGGCGCCTCTTGATCACCGATAAATCCTTGCAGCTTAATGTCCTCGCCATCTGCAGATAACGTTCCATCCCCTTTAACAACGGATCGCGGGTTAACGATGCCAACGCGTGTACTTTGAGTGCCGCCCGACGCATCGATACACTTCAATTCGATTCTTTGCTTTCGTGCTCTTACCCCATTATCAAACAAGGAAATTCTGCGCTTTGTAACCTGCCATTTTGCTCCGCCAATTGCAAAAATTTCACCAACGCGCAGCATGTTGTCAGCTGCTATTTGCTGAGAGCGAACAGCCTGATTTATGTCTTCAATGGAAACAAAGCCTGTCTGGCCTACTTCCTTGCCAAGCAAATCTTCTGGTATTTCGTCTTCCTCCAAAATAAAGACAGCAACATCCCCTTTCTTAATGTTTTTGACTATCCTTTTTTGATCTGAACTGCCGCCTGGTATCCGGCTAATTGTGCCATTTTGTTCAACCTCTACAAGTCCCATGCGACTGCAATAATTTCTGCCCGTGCCTTTCATGCCGTCTAGGCGAAGGACATGCTCCATATCAATTTCCTTAAACCTATTACCATCTGTTCTGATGTTGCCTGCAATCTTGATGCGCTCTCTTCTTGTGCGCTTATTGCGGTCTGGTTTTTTATCTATCAACGGAATCGAAATTACTCTCCAATTTGGCCTGAAAGGCGTGCCGTTTTTGATTGGCGCGTAAAGCCCAAACTGGCTGGAGTTTGAAGGCGATAAGGCTTGGCAGAAATCTGTGCTCTGATCATTCGTTGCATTGGGGCAAGTAAAAACGTCTTCCTTCTTGACCCCGTCTATTAAGTCGTTGTCAGCGTCGTAAATGTTTCCAGGTGCATTCCTTAGATCTTCAGGATAAGCAAGATTATTTTTTAAAATTCTTCCGGAATCATTATCGCCAGTGTTGCGATTCCAGTAGATCGTGTAAAGCTCATCAAAGACAGGATCAATCCTGTTGTTGCCTAAGAAAAAAGAGGCTTCATCAGGCCGAGGGATGCCAGCAAAACCGTTTGCAAAAACACCTCTTTCGCCTACAACAAACATCAGCTTTGCTGATTGCTGCATACCCTGCGAAAAGATACGAGACCAGACAAGCTTTGGCGAAATAAGCACACCGCCAGATTCTGTTGCCTCGTCATACAAGCCAAAGATAACTGGTATTGGCGCGTCGTAATCAGCAAGCTCTGCAGTGCTATCAAAGCCTGTGCTTGAAACAAAGCGATCCGCACCAACAAGACTGTCTAGTGTTCGCTGCCCGCCACCTCTTTGCCGTGGAGCACTTGGCTGCCTTGGCTTTGGCGTCAGCAAATAAGCAACGCCAGTTAAAACTAAGCTAATTGCAAGGTTGATAAGAATTGGAGTTACAGCATCGTTTTTTATATCAGGAATGTGTTTATATTCTGCAGGGCGCAGTCTTCCTTTCTTGCGGACTTCTGCAGAAAAAATCTTGTATTCTTCTTCTGTGCAACCAAGCGTTCTTATAAGCTGCTTTTCGTACGGAAGCAGGGGCACGTCGTAAACGGCTGGGCTATAGACCATTGCACCTTTTCGCTCGTTCGATTCACGTACAGAATCCCCGTTTCCCATGTGACCGCGAATGCCCAGGATTGCTGCGGCAGCAGCAGAATGTCACCATCATACTCAGGCTTCTCAACACGAAAACCCCAGCCCAATAAATCACGGCAGATTTCCCACTTGCCGCATTCGTACCAAGCTTGCTTAAACGGTGGCGGGTCAATACCCATACGTTCCAACGCCTTATAGCAAAGGTGGATGCAATCGATCTCGCCGCCTGTGCCGTCAGCGCCAAGCCGGTAACGCAGACCGATTAGATCACTGCAATCTGACTGCACTGCTGGTAGGGATGTTGCCAACCAATCGCTGGTTTAACGAACGCATTGGGACATCAGAACCAACAGCATCCAACACGGTGCTCAAGTTAAGCGTGACAGTAGTTGGCTCAAATTTGCCGCCAGTTACAAGGCTGGTGTACTCATGAATCAAATTCATGTTGCCCTCCGCTGTTGAATCTGGATCGTCGAACGTCATCATTTTGACGTTGATGCGCCAAACGTGCTTAACGGCTTCATCCGCCCAATTCGTCGTAAGGTTGTGGCCTGCTGGAATTTGGCCTGCTTCAAAGCTGCCGCTTCGTTGATTTGGGAAAACTAAAGTTGCTTCCATACCATCGGCGCTGCGGTTAATCGTTACACCGCTAAAGCCAAATGGGAGAAACATGTAGTTCTCGCCGCCGTAAACAATTTCTTTGCCGATAAAAAAGTTCTGAAAGCGGTGCTGAGCGACAACGTATCCACCGTCTTCGCCTTCAATATCTGCCTTTCCATCCATCCGCAAAAGATTGCCAAAAGCAAGAGTCGTCAAATTCCTAACCTCCGACGCGTACCGCTACTGAGTTGTAATCGCTTCAGTGTATTCTGCTCACCGCGCTGTGCGCCTTGTTGTGCTGCACGTTGCATTCCAGATTGAAACTGGTCAGCAGTTACATATTCAACGTTGTTGATACGTTCTACGGTGTAGCGAACGTCAATTGGTCCAGCAGTTTGCAAAGCAGAGCCTGGCTGGCTGTCTTCTCCCGACAATCTTTCCGAAACCGACCCGTTGTTGCGACGTGAGTAACGATTCATCGCCTCTCTTGCGCTACCTTGATTTGTAACTTCAACACCAAGACGGCCACTAGGGCCACGCTTTAACGGCATAATTGCCTCCGGCCCAGCCTCAGCCATTAGGCCAGTCCCATTAGCTAACGGGAAAATTGTTGGCTTGCTTACAACCCCACCAGCTGCGTAAGGAACAATTTTGTTTTGCGCAATCACGTTGCCATTTTGATTTGCAAAAAGGCTGCCAACGGCAGACTTGACAGCCGCTTGCAAAAACACAGACGCAAGCTGCTTTAAAATATCTGAAAAAACTTCTTTAAGAGTTTTTGCGCCATCTATTAAGCTTTGAAGTCCGCTAGCAATGCTTGTTGACAATGTGTTTTCAATTTGTTTGAACAATTTATCTGTGTCTGTAAGTTCTTTGTTTTGCTTAATTGCAAAATTTGCAAAATCAGCCCCGGCTGCCTCAAAAATTGCTTTTAAGTCTTTTCTTTTTTGAATTTCTAAATTAGTCAGTTCTATTCCCCTAGCCTTTTCTAAATTTATTCGCGCTTCGTCTGTAAGGTTGCCAGACAAAATTTCTTGATATTTTTGCAAGGCGTTAGAGGTGTCAATTGTAAACTGCGTGTTAATTCTTTCTAGTTTATTGCGTGTGCCTAAAAGCGCGTTGTTTTGTGTTGCTTTGGTTAGCAACTTGACGGACAACTTGTCTCCTTTTTCAAGCTCTCTGACAAATTTGTTAAATTCTGATTGAGCTTGCCGGTAAAATTTAGACAACTTAGACGCGCCTCCGCTTGCGTCATCATCGCCACCAGCCAACGATTGAGTGCCAGCCTTAGTGCCAGTGCCAAAAGAAGTAGGGTCAAACGGTGCAAAAAAACTATCAACAGTGCCTCTTGCTTCAGTAAGTTTTTGCTCTAATGATTTTTCGCCTCTTGGCACGGGCCTTCCTACCGATTCTGCGTCAGCTCGCAAAATTAATTTTGCAAGGCCTTCTACTGCTGGAATAACTTTGTCAAGAATTGGCTTGAAATTTCTTTCAATAAAATCACCAGCAATAACAAAAGCGTCAACTATTGCCTGAGATGCCCTTTTAAAAATTTCTTGGATATCATTTGCAAAAACAATTGCGTTAGCTAAAACTTCTTTAAATGTTTCTTTGTTATTAATAGCAAAATTAACTAAATTTGTTGCGTAGTCTTGAAAACCAGCGCCAACTTTTTGAAAAAATCCTCCGTATTCTAAAGCAGCAAAACTTAACGCGACCTGCAGTCGTTGCCCAGCCTTTTCTGGCGCATCGCCTAAAATTTCTGCTGTTTTGCCAAACCGTTCAAACAATTCCCTGGTAAATCCGCCAAAACTAGTAAGGTCTACCTTGCCCTGTTCAAGCAATTTGTCTAGCTCACGGGTAGAAATGCCCATAGCGTCGGCAAATATAGTAAAAGCGCCAGGCAATCTTTCTCCAATTTGTTGCCTTAATTCTTCTGCACTAACCTTTCCTTTAGAAAATACTTGAGCAGTGGCGACCAAAGCAGAATTAAAATCTTGCACATTTCCGCCAGTAGCCAGCACCGCTGCTGCCATCCCACGGAAAGCTTGATCTGTATCTTTAGTCGTTCCACCAGCCCCAACAACAGCAGCCTTAAGCCTGGTGTACTGCTTAATCGTATCGTCAATAGGAATTAAAAAATCCTTGGAAAATCCAATGGCGGATTTAATACTTACGTTGTAATCCTCTTGAGACGTGCTGACTCCTGCAAGTGCAATTTTTAAGCCATTGACTCTTGCAACAAGCTCGCCCATTCCCGAGGCTTGCTGCCTTAGTTGCCCAAGCGATGCGCCTGCAACAGCGCCAGCTGCGGCTCCTGGGACTCCTCCAATGAGTCCTCCTGCTATTGCACCTCCAAAACCTTCTACTCCACCAAAAACGCCAGCACCTAAAGCAGTAGAAGCGACACCTCCAATGCTTCTTAGCTTTCCACCAAGACCGCCCCCTCCCCGGCCTTTTCGGCCTTCAGCTTTTTGCAGTTGCTTATCAAGTCTTGCTGCTTCAGCCGTGGCTTCTTTAAATGCTTTACTCCCAATCTCAACTTGCTCTGTAATATCACGCCAAGCATTTCTGTAACCTCGAAGGTTTGCAATGCTATTTTTTGACGTTCTTTGAACGTCTTTCAGTTCTTTTGATATTTGATCAAACGGAGCCGCAGCACTCTTGGCCTGTCGCCCTAGCCCGTTTAAAGTCCGCGTTAATTTATCAAGACCAGCATCGCCTGCTGTTTTTATGACAACTGTTAAGTCGGTTGTAACCTTGGCCATCAGGAGTCCTTCTTGTTCAGGCTGGCGAGTGCGGTTAGTTCCATCACCTGTACGCCTTCAAAAAGAGCGACAGGATCCTTGACTTCATACAGTCTACAGAGGTAGTCCAGCGACGAGTAATTCAAGCCCGAAACTCCGCCCATCGTGACGTTCCACTGCGTTTGCAACCGAAGAAACATCGCGACAATATCCCAGTTTTCTTCCCACACCTCAAAATTCGCAGCCTTGCGAGCTTTACGCATTGCATTGATCTCGCCAGGGTCCATGCCCTTGGCCATCAAGTCATCAATGCTTTCGTCAAAGACACCGCCGCCTTCGCACCAATGCTTAGCGGCGGCTTCTAGTTTTTTGCTTGTGACCCCGTAATGCTATCGGTGTAAGCAGAAATTACACCACGCAGAACATAAGGATCGTCAAACAGCTCAGCTTGTGCTTTCTCGCTGTAAATGACTTCGTCCCCATCCTCATCTTTAATGCCCTCCCAGCCTTCAACAATCTCATTAATCAAAGCATCATCGCCTTGCTCAATTAAGTCGTTAAAAGCTGAGCGGCTCATCTTTTTAAAGATTGCCGTAAAAGTTTCTTTTTTAAACTTGCCGCCGTCAACAGGAACGTCAACGGCAACAGGCCATTTGTAAGAAGAAACTTTCTTGAGAACAAAAGCCATGCAGGTTAGGTGTAAGCAAGTGTGATTTCGTCGTTACCCGACGAACTTGGCACCATAGTAGTAGGAAGGTTCAGCATAACAATGCCTTGATCTTCCGAATACGTTGGATTACCTAATGACAATCCAGTCGCTGGAGAAGTCAAGGTAATAATGTTGCCTGCCGTGGCCCCATGCACAATGCTTAGATCACCAGCAGTTCCAGCAACAGCAAGAGCAAAGAAGTCAGCCACTGCCAACGTTGGACACTCAACCACAAAATTGGCCGTTGCCGCGCGATCAACAATTAGCACTTCTTTGTTTGAGTTGACCAATTCCCGATAAACGACCTCATTGCCAAGATCAATTTCAGCAGACTGAAGGGCTAAGCCAGTTTCTGAGAAAAGAGTAAACGCTGTGGTGTTTGTATCGTTAAAGATTTCAGGCGTTGCTTGATTGCTAAACGTTAACGTGGGAGATGCTGTATCTGTCGGGGCAACGTATTGCCCAGTCATTGTAAAATTGTAAACTGGGATCTGGTTTGCATTAAGGCTAAGAGTAAAAGAACCTCGAGCCCCAGTCACCTTGTGACGAATGCCATCGTTGTCGATGTAAATTGTGACTGACTCAAAAGTACTTGAAATCGGAGAGTACGTTACCGAAGTACTTGCAACAATGGTTTCGCTAAAGCCGCAAGCTTCAATTAGCGGGCCATACTTGGGAGCGGTTCCAGCTGTGCCGGAGCCTGAGTATTCAACCGTGAACGTAACACTAACGCGAGTATTTGCAATCAGCTGAGGGCTGTTGCCTAAATAACTGCGGATCAAATCACGCGAAAGAATTTCGGATTCAGCAGGGTTGATTTCAAGAGCTGAAACTTGAATCGCGTTATCCGAACCTGTTGGAGTTGAGTCTGTTCCGTAGGTTGACTCGGTTTTGGCGAGGATGGACCTCACTCGGGCTAGTTTTGCCATGTGTAAGGCCTCAGAAAAAGGGCGATGTTTATTGCATCAGTTTAAGTTAACTGCTTCCGCAAGCCAACCCTACGCTGATGTCAGGTCAACGCGGCTTGAGCGATATTTGACCAGATAATCCATACTAACAACCCCCAACGGCACATCAGCCTCGTACAAGCTGAAGTCAACTCGATCAGGGTCAATGTCTAAAGCGTAGCCGTTGACAGTGCTGTCAGCCATTATCAAGTTGTGAACCTGCTGTGAGTAAGTATCGGAAGCGTCGTCAGGCACACCAGATCGAACCAGCACCGTCACCCTCACACGCAAGGTCCATTGCAATTTATTACTAAACTGTTCGGACGGCTGGTCCGACACCGGTTCGACAATGATTGCGGGCACTTCACCACGCGCCAACGGTTCAACCCTGCTTCGGTAAACCGTTACGCCAGTGGCAGAATCAAGGTTCGTTTTAATTCGAGCAAGAATCAATTCACGCCTTGTGTCGGCTATTAGTCCTTACTCAACAAAAGCTCAGAAAACAGGCCATCATCAACAGGGCGATTCTCCCTGACGGTGTACGCCTCAGATGCAACAGTAATAGAAGTGCCGCGAGCAGCAGAGCTTACGTCTGAAGTCTTTGCCATTAGCAAATACTCTCGACTTAAAGCCACACCACCCGCGATCACATCCATCGGCGAATCCAAGATACCAACAAAATTGGAACCTCCACCAATTTGGCAGGTAGTTCCAAACTCCTCTGCATTTAGAAAAGCGAAGGTATCTTCAATAGCCATGATCAGCCGTACTTCTTAGAGCCAACAGCAATGACGCTAATTGCACCAGCACCAGTGCCACCTGCGACAGTGACATTAGCTTTGATGAAACGCTTCATTTCATTAGTGTTAACACTAATTTTTTCAGTTGCCGCAGCGTTGGCACCGCTAGTGGTAAATCCACCGCCGGTTACGTCGGTGTAAGAGCCACCAGACGTGTCAGCCTCAGTCAATTTGACTGCGTAGGTGATGCCTGAACCACCAGCTTCGGCGTCAAGAGAAACAGCGATGTCGCCCTCGTAGTCGAGCAGATCAACAGCAGAACCAGCAGCTGTGGTTGTCACCACATCGCTTGGCAGCAGGTTGAGAACTTCTGTTCTAGTCCCCAGATTTTGAATCGTCATTGGTTGCCTTCCTCCGGCGTTTGGGTTTGACGGGTTGTTCGACTTCAGGAGGTTCGTTGTAAACCTCCGCAAGATCACTACCGATCAGGATATTGGCGTCGGC